TAAGTATCTCCATGCCAACAAGCGTGAGATAATCGAACTGAAGAAGTCTGCTATTAAGCAATGTGATATAGTTGTTTCCTCAAATCTTGAAGCTACCAAACATTTTTGCTCTCCATGAAGTATGTAAAGCGATTGCAGTAGTGCTGAAGTTTGCAATTTCGATCTGAGTTAATACAGCCATCATAACATCATAGATGTTTACATAGTCGTAGTAATTCGCAAGGCCAGCAGGAACAACAAATGCTGAAGCGTTATCAATCAATCCTGAAAGATTTACAGTAATGCCGTCACCGGTAAATACTTGGTCATCAATTTTTTGTTCGATCAATTCGCGTGCATGTCTTTGGAAATCGTCAACAACAGAATTAGTGTGTAGCAATAGGCGTTTAGTGAATTTCCAACGCTCTGCAACTTCTTTTACGTCTGCTGATTTTGTTTCCCATTTAGCTGAAATAAGTGGTTTTGTTCCACCCTCTGCAATGAATTCCGCGTCACCTTCTTCGTTGTTGCGCTCTGACCACCAAATTTTTTCTGTTCCTGGTTGGTTAGTTACTGAAACATAATTCATGATGAAGATTTTGTTCTTCGGTGCAGAATAAATGTTTGGATCTACGAAGTTGTTAACGTTGATTGAGTAACCGTTTGCGGTTGTGATGTGTGCTGTTCCCGGAGAAACTGCACCAATTGACATAAGTTCAGCAGCTTTTAAAACTACTGAATTTGAATATCCATTTTTTACAACAGGTGATTCAAGTTCGCGAGTCTTTAAAGCCACTGTATCATCTCCAACACGTTCTTTGCTGGTAAAGTATTTCATCAAAGCCGTTTTCTCCTTTTTGTCTGCGGATTTACCACCGTTTTCCTGCATTGCTTTAATCATCAAATAAGCATCTTCCACAGCTTTAACTGTCTGATTCATTTTATCAGTCAACTGTTGTGTTTTAGCTTCCCATCCTTCAGCCTTTACCGCTGTGACCCTTTCAATTTCTGCTTTTGTTTCTTCACGTTCTAAAGCTATTTCGTTGGCTCTACGCTTATCAAGGTATGACATTCGTTCAATTGCGTCCATTGCCATAAGTTCAGCAGGTTCCTTTTTTACCAGATCAGGAAAAGGCAACACCAATGTGTTGAATGCGTATTCAGGGTTTTTGCTTGCAAGGTATGTAGTCACACCCATTGCAGCACCGGCACCCAATGTACCGAAATTAGCAAGGTCAAGATTCCCCGTAGTCGCTAAACACGTCCAAATCGCAGCCATGATAAATGCAGTCATTCCGATTTTCGAAAGTAATTTCATTTTTGTTGGTTTTTTGGTTAGTAATAAATAAATAATTTGTTTGCTTCGCGTTCCTTCAAAGTGGAGTCATTTAGATCCGGCTCATCTTTTTGGGTGGACGCCTCCGGCCCAATGTTTTTATTTAGTAGTGTTGGCGTGAGTTCGTTTGAACCTTCCAACACGCATGATATTTCTCTCAATTTTGCTTCTTTAATCGCCCAGAAAAATCCTTGATCTTCTGCTTTGGCTGCATTACCTAACTTAGGTAACACTTCATTCCACATTGCAAAAGCCTCTTTATATTCTGGGTCATTCATTGCCAAGTAAACTTGAACGTACTGCATCCCTACTGAGTGCTGGTCAATTTCGTTGTTCAAGTACATTTGGTAAACCTTTTCGTTATAACGCTCCAGGATTTCCGACTCCAAGAATAGCGCTTGTGTATATCCAAACTTACTTACATTCAATTGACTCCATTGGATCGCTTTTTCCTGAATGGATAAAGGCTTACCAACTTTGGCCGTGATGTTGAACATGTGATCATGAAGATGCCAAGCCGTTTTTTCTGAGATAGATTTTGCAAATATTCCATCTAAATGCACATCATCGTGTGAATCCATCCAATTGTAAGTATTCGCAATTATGGTTCTTTTTATTGTACCGGTTGTTGGATCATCAACGTTTGACGTGGTGAGTGCCTTCAGTGTGGTAGCTTCAAGATTTGAGGAAACAACTATATCACATTGCTTAATAGCAGACTTCTTCAGTTCGATTATCTCACGCTTGTTGGCATGGAGATACTTAAAAAGTTCCTTCTTATCTGCAAACGCTGAAGTGTCGATTCTCATTTCTTCACGATTTCGTTATTACTAATCGCTTTGGACTTTTGAGCCTTCGACTTTTTCAGCGCTTCGGTGTCAATCTTTGCTTTTGGCTTTGATGTTTCACTCATTTGAAAAATTGTGGTTGGTTCTTATCCGACAAACAATTGATGCAAATATAGAAAAAATTGATTTAGATTTGTATAACTTATAAAAATATTCTATGTCTGACTTTTGGAACTCAATCAGAAATATCAGTCCTCTTTTCTTCGGAAGCGGGCGCGATCAATACACCCAGACACCTTTTCACAACGTTTGGCGGTCTATGGTTTTCAACAAGGGGACAGAATGGGTTGATGTGTCAAACGGGAATAAGTTCAATTTATACAACACAACGTCCTGTTTTAAAATAGTGGTTGACCGCAAAGCAATGATGAAGGCCAACGGCCAGTGGAAACACAAGAAATGGGGCAAAGACAAAGAAGGCAAAATCATTATTGATGAGTTCAAAGAATCCCCATACGTCTACCGTCACGAAAACCCAAACTTCATTCAGGACGGAAATTCATACGGTATTCAAGCCTCACAACAGATGTCTATCTGGGGTAACAATATTCAGTACGTTCCAAAAGGAGGCATATCAGGAGAGCCTAAAATGATGTTCAACCTACCTGCAGAATACACAACATTTGATGTTACCGGGAAACTATACAAACAAACCCGCATTGAAGACGTTATCGAAAAGTACGTGTTGAAAAACATGAACAACGGAATGGACGAAACGTTTGACGTAAAAGACATCATCCATTTCAAAGATCCTCACCCATCAAATCCACTTATCGGACTCTCACGCATGGAAGGGCTAATGATGGAGATTTCAGGCGTTCGTGGTGCAAAAGGTTTCAGGCTACGCATCATCACAGCGAATGGAGCCTTGGGTATTTTGAGTTCAGAAATTTCAGCCGCAATGGGTGGTATGGCTTCCATCCCATTAGACAGACGCGAACAACGTAAAATTGATCGTGCACACCAAAACAGATACGGAATGCAAGACGGTAAAGCCGACTTCATCCAGACCGAAGCAGCGGTCAAATTCCAACACACTGCATATCCAACAGGTCAACTAATGCTATTTGAAGAGGTCACAGAAAACATGGGGTTGATCATTGACGGTTACGGATTGAATGTTCACATGTTTGGGCTATCATCTACCAACACCTACGAAAACCTCAAAGAAGGCATCAAGCTGGCATACACGCAAACAATTATTCCGGAAGGTGAGGCAGAAGGATTGATCTACACGAAGCATTACGGCATGAATCCAAAAACTGACGGTTGGCTTACTCGCGATTATAGTCACCTTGAAATCCTTAAGACAGATGAATCACCAATCATTAAGGCGCGCGCTGAAGCTGCCGTAGGTTTGCTTGGCGCTGGTGTTTCTTCTGAGCGAGTATCTGAATTAACAGGGCTTGAACTTGGGAAGGTTGAGAAAATGACACCAAAGGCGGTTCCTGGGGCATCTGGTCAGGTTTAGCCATCGTAAAGACACCAGTAAAATAAGGGGAAGGCCGTTTTCGAACGGTCTTTTTTTTGCCCTGTTTTGACCCTTTTTACCAAATATGGGCGTTTTTGAGTGATAAAAACAGTCTGTAAGTCACGTGGCTCTATGTCCAAGACAAAATAAAAAAAGCCCCGACTTATGCCGAGGCTTTCCCTGTTTTAACTTACCCCAAATAAAAAAAACAATTATGGAAGCACAAATCTAAAAAATTATTCCTCTTCGTCGCTACCATTTCGTGCAGATTTTCTTTTCCGATCTGTTGGGCGTTCCTGAAACAAGTGCCTGTACTTCATCATAAAGAATTGCATAAGCCCTGCCATTGAATCAGGTGCATCATCTACACCGCCTGTTTTACCATATTCGAACTTGCACAGCTTATCCATGAATGACGCATACTCGCTGTGTGGATCATAGTCTTTTAAGAAGCGTACATTTTTAATTATTCCAGCCTCAAATGTTGAAATCCTTGTTTCCTTGTTGCTTGTGTTGGCTATTGGCCGCACTGAACTCTTTACCTTCTTAGAAATCCATTTGTACACCATAGCGCCCATGTTGTTTGACTCTACAATAGTGTATTGGCATCCGTTGGCCTTCATCATTGACACCGATTTCGGGATGGTAATATCAGTATTGAATTGGTTATGCACAACGTCTGTTATGTATAAAGTGCTTCCTATGATATGCCCCAAAGGGTGAGAATAGTAGTCTTGGCCTTCATCCTTGCTGTCCACGTAGCTTATACAACCCTCTGACTGTTCACGTATGAACGCCAACTCTGAGGCATGGAACCAAGTCAATTTTGATTTATGGAACGGCTTACCCTTCGGTGATGTAGGGTTCTGCATGTATTGCGTCTCAAATACGTGAGAGGTAAACGGGGAACTCTTAGTGAATTCGATTTCCTCCAAATCCATCTTCGCTGCCCATAGTGGCGTTCCGTCCGGGTTCATAATTGGCATGACCAAATTAACCACCTTGGCCTGATCCTTCATTCGCCCGTAGTGGTCCAATAGAACAGCCGTGGCATCTTCCTCACCTGCGCGCTGTTGAATGTTTACCAATGGAGTGTCCATTGAGTTCACACGGGATAGGATCGTGTTGAATATAACACTGTGGGTCTTCTTACTGTTGGCGTTTGTCGTTTCAGCGTCCAATATCTTGTCGATGTCATCCAGATAAATACCTCCCTCAAATTCCCTGTCCATTATCTCTGATACGTATTCCTGAACTTCTTCGGGCTTCATCTGTCCAGCACCAAACCCTGTAATCTGTCCGAATATTGTTGCAGTCTTCAAACCACCTCCCGCATTTGTACGCCAAACGTTCTTCGATTGCTGGTCCTTCTTAAGCGTTACGCCGTACAGTGCATTGAACAAAGGACAGGAAACAATATACCTGATCCGGATATACCCC